CCGCACCAATCTGCTTTGTATTCTCAAGTTGTTTAAGTTCATCTGTATCCTTTTCAAAATAAATTGCAGGTAGCAGGGAAGTAATACTATCTATAACAATTATATCAACACCTGCATTCATCAGACTTGTGCCTACGTCCACCATTTCATTAATAGTTCTTGCTTGTGAGTAAATAAGTTTTGTTGAGTCTACCCCAAGTTTCTTGGCCCATTCGGAATCATATGACATTTCTGCATCAATCCATGCACAAACTTTTCCTTCTTTCTGTGCTATACCTATCATCTGAAGGCATAAAGAGGACTTTGCAGAAGATTTAGAGCCCCATATGAGTACCTGACGACCATATGGCAAACCACCCTTTAGGGCTTTGTTAATGCCAAAACTAGGGGTTGCTGCATAATCAACCTTTTGGTCTGTAGCATCTCCAAGACTCTTACGAATGCGTGGATCTAACTGTGCTAATACTTCTTCCATTGTTACTGACATTAAAATCGTACCCCGTGTTTTTCTGGTCTAGTTTTATTAAATTCTACTTTTTCTCTTAATGCTTGATCAAGTGATAATCTAGTATACCCTGCTTCAACCATTCCTGCATATAGGTCAAGTGTGCGAATAATAATATCTGCAAACTCTTTAGTAATCTCTTCTTCGCCTTTATTTTTTCGTACTGCTTCCATTACTTCAGTAACTTCTGAAACAATCATCATGCATTGCTTAGCGACAAAGATATCATTTATTGCATCGTGGTCTTCTGGACTTCCCCAAAAACCTTTTTCAACTGCATTTTTGTGCAACTCTATTGCAAAATTATCAAAAATGTTATCATACATTTACTACATCCTCCAATATAACTGTTCCATCTTTAGTCTTACCCAAAGAAACCTTATAGACATTTCCTTCTTCAATAGTCATGTAAGCCTTGGAAAATGCTGTAGGAAACACAAGCACTGAGTGAAGTTCTCTGCCAGCATCTGCTACTACAAGGCTTGCCATCTTCTTTCCAGCCTTTGTCATTCTTGGCTTAAAAGAAACTACAAATTGCTCTTCACCTTTATACGGCAACTGCTTATAATTTAAAAATTTTACTAAAGCATCTTTAGATTCTTTAATGCTGTCAGCAGGAATTGCATTTACAATTCTATTATCGCTAACAAGGATCAAATAAGTTTTACCAGTTTCAATTGTAGTGTTCTCATCATCAAAGATTCCAACACTGCCAGTCTTATCAAGAAATTCAACTCTTGACCAACCTTTACCACGCTTAATTGACTTAATCATTCCAAGCATAACAAATGATCCAGTCTCTTCGTAGTCTTCTGATTCTTGAATATATGCATAATAGTGTTGAGGTACTTGCATATTAAACTCAGGAAGGTTTAAATACTCGTAGAGATTTTCTTTAATCTCTTGATCATTACGTGGGCTGTCTTCAAATGTTGCTGCACCGATGATTCGTAATGCTTGAAGAGCACGAGAGTTAACTCCGTTTCCTTTAGTAAACGTAAACTCCTCAAGTTCAGTATATGACTTAAAAGGTCTAGCAGCCATGTATCTCTCAGCAATCTTGTCTGAAATAAACTTAATGCCTGACAAACCAAAGCGTATACCCTTACCTTCAATCTTAAAATCAATATCTGATTCGTTAATGTGAGGTAATTTAATGCTAATTCCCATTCTTTTTGCTTCAATAAGGTACTCAGTACGTGCATCTTTATCCTTTTCATTCTTTAATAGTGAATACATAAACTCTAGTGGATAGTGGTATTTAAGCCATGCTGTCCAATAAGATAATGTTGAGTATGCTACTGCATGTGACTTGTTAAATGAGTACCCTGCGTGAGCCTCAAAGTCATGCCATAAATCTAGTGCTTGATTCGGAGAAATATAAGCAGACGCACCAGATACGAATCTGTCCTTGAACTCATCAAACTCTTTAGCATCTTTTTTCTTTCCAATGATCTTTCTAACTTTATCTGCTTCCGACATGGACATACCGCCAAGGTGTACGCATGCTTGCATAACTTGTTCCTGGTAAAGAATACAGCCATAGGTTTCCTCCGTAAATGATTTTAGAATTTGGTGCTTATAGTCTGGATTCTGACGACCATGCTTGATTGCAATATAGTCTTTACCAATTGTATTCATAGCACCAGGGCGAACAAGGGCATTAGATGCAGCAAGTTCTTCAAGGTTTTTAACTCTCATCTTGATGAGAAGGTTTGTATAAGGTGCTGCTTCACACTGAAACACACCCTTTGTATATCCGTCTGAAAGCATCGTGTATACATTTGCATCATCCATGTTAAGTTTAAGAAGGTCAATCTTTGTACCTTCACGTTCTTTAATAATGTCAATACAGTCTTTAAGTACAGTCAAAGTTTTTAGACCCAATGCATCAATCTTGATAAGACCAATGTTTTCTGCTTCACCCATGTCTACAGCCACCACAGGAATGCGCTCATCTTGTCCAGCAACTGATCGTGTCTCCATAGGAGCATATCTAAAGATTGGGTCTTTAGATGTTACAACACCAGCAGCGTGAATACCTGTACCCTTAATGCGACCACGAAGTTGTTCTCCGTAAACTTCAACCTCTGGATACTTTTCACGGAACCATGCTGCTGACTTTGAAGTGCAGTATTCATCCCAAGTATCAATTTGCTTATTTACTTTGTTTGCATCTGCCAAAGGAATATTTAAAACACGAGATACATCCTTAACAATGTTCTTATCTTTAAACTGCATGAATGTTGCAATGGAAGCAACATGGCGATACTGTCTAACTAGATAATCTTTTACTTCATCACGACGGTTGTCTTGGATATCAGAGTCAATATCTGGAAAGTCATTACGTTCTGGGTTAATAAAACGGAAAAACAAAAGTCCATGCTTAATTGGATCAATGTCAGTAATGCCAAGAGCATAACAAAGAAGTGAACCTGCTGCAGAGCCACGTCCTGGACCAACCATGATTCCTTCCTTCTTTGCCCAGTTGAGCATATTGCGAACAACTAGGAAGTAAGGACCAAACTTTTTATCTTTAATAATTGTAAGTTCTTCATCAAGACGATCAAGGTATTCTTGAGAGTCTACCTTACGTTCTTTTAAACCTTCAAGGGCAAGGTCTTTTAGTTCTTTGTCTGGGTTTTTATATTGAACTGGAAGCAAATCAAGTCCAGACTTAATGTCATATTCTTCAATCTTATCTGCAATCTCTAAAGAACTTGTAAACATTTGTTCATCTGTATGGCCTTGCTCTGCCATTGCAGCCTTCATCTCTTCATATGAAAGAAGGTGAATATCAAAAGTTCTAAATGACATTTGACGGTTTTCACCATATAGATAATCTAGGCGTTCCATCATATTATTAATCTTTTTTGACTTTTCAAATGTTGATTCTTTCAATACTTTACCGTGAGTATTTAGCAGGAGCATCATCTCCTGAATTTCTTTTTGACTTGTATCAGCATGGTGACAGTCAGGAGTAACAACAACCTTAACATCAAATGCTTTTGCCAATGCAACAAGTTCGTCATTAATATTTTTTGGATTATGTGGCATTAGTTCAATGTAAAAATCATCCTTAAAACGATTCTTAAACCACTGAACTTTTTCTTTTGCAAAAGCATATTCTTCATTTTCAATAGCCTTTGCAATTAATCCACCTTGACAAGCAGACAAAGCAATAAGGCCATCGCCATATTGATCTAATACCTCAAAGTCAATTCGTGGCTTACGATAAAAACCATCTGTCCATGCAATCTCATTTAACTTATTAAGGTTTTCTAATCCTTGTTGGTTCTTAGCAAGAAGGACTATATGGAAGAAGTTAACATCAAGTGGACCTACCCTTTCGGACTTATCCCTTTTATCATGTCTATCTAATGCCAAATAGCCTTCTATGCCAAGAATTGGTTTGATGCCCTTTGCTTTTGCAATACGGTGCAGTTCCCTGTGCCCAGATAAAGTACCGTGGTCAGTGATGGCAATTGCTGGCATCCCTAACTCAACTGCACGGTCAATGTATTCTTCTGGAGTAGCAACACCATCCATTAAGGAGTAGTGTGTGTGAACATGCAAACCTACGTAATTCACCTAGTAGATTACCAGTCCGTGTTTGTGGAGGTATTACTTGGTGTATCAAAGCCTAAATAAAAGGCTTCTTGTTCAGCATAAGGAATCTTGTTAAGAGCCTTCTCTAGAGGGAATGGCTCAATAGATGCCCAATCAAAAGGTTCCTTATCTGGACCACCTGGAATAAGTGTGTACGATGTTTCAGTTCCCTGACCATTACGCTTTACCTTCCAAGTAAGATTTGAAATACTACCTGTCTCCAGTGCGTATTCACGAATAGTATTAAATGCAGATTGCTTGCTAACACCCATTGACCAAATAGCCACGTATGGTGCCTCAATGCCATCATCTACAAGTACGTTACAGTAAAAGCGAAGACGTGCTCTCCAGCCTGCTTTCATGTCCTTTCGGTGCATTTCTTCTGCCCAGTCACGACCTTCTGTGTCCATTGTATCTACAGCCTTACGCTTGTAGTCCTTTGGATTTGTGTGTTCTGAAACAACAAGCGCAAGGCCACGAGCCTCATTATAATTTGCTGAGTCTTCATCAAGTTCTTCAATAAAACGGATCTTTACTGACTGTCCATCAGCCAACTTTAGCCAACGAACCTTTGTTCCATTACCTTCATACTTGGGCTTATCTACCAATGCGTTGATATTTTTTAGTCCCTTTACAATAGCCATTTATTTTTCTCCTATATGTTTGTTATGTTTTATTTTAGCATGGAGATGATTGAATTGTCAAATTGGAATTCCAACTTTTTTATTGCTTCATCATCCATATCTCCTATGTCTTTATATTTTTTATCTAACTGTATTACTGTGACAAGGTGACCTAGTTTTTCAACTAGTTTATCTTTCATGATAAAGCCAGCCTCATCGTTATCTGCAACAAGCACAACATTATTGAAGTACTTTGCTAATAATTTAATCTGCGATGCAGAAACATTAGCACCCAGTGTTGCAACTGCTGGGAAACCTACCTGATCAAGTCTAATAGCATCAAATGATGATTCAACTACATAGACCGTTGTTGATGTTTTAACTCTGTGTAAGTTAAACAAAATCTTACTCTTGGCTAAACCTGGAGTATTTTTAAAGTCTTTACCCTCAATAGTTCTAGCAACAAAACCAATACACATTCCATCAGGAGTTGCTATAGGTATTGTTACTGAGTCTTGTTTTTCCGAAAACCCTAGATTAAATTTTATCACAGAATCTTTTGTAATGCTGCGACCTTCAAAATATCTCATTGCTCTTGGCGATTCAATGGCTTGGTTATTAAGTCTTTTAATAAGTAGTTCATCATATTGCACAAAGTCTGCAGGAGCATAGAGCGCTTTATCAATTACAGAAGAAAGATTTGACTCTTGCTCTTTACTTTTAATATAGCGAACTGCCTCAAAATATGTTCTATTTGACATAAACATAATTAGTTCAGTTAAATTTTTAGTTACTTGGCAACCAAAACAAAAGAATAGCCCAGACTCTTTAGATACTTCTCCAGCAGGTGTTCTATTGTTATTATGATAAGGACAAAAAATAATAAAGTCAGAGCCAAACTCTGCTTCAATGTCAATGCCTGCTCCGTTGAGAACACGACGAATTTGATCCTCTGTATATATTTCTTTACTTGCCATCTTCAAAATCCTTATATCTGTAATAACCCTTATCAAAATCGCACTGAACCAAGAAGTCACCCATAAAACCATTTCTATTCTTTCTAAATGCACATTCAATAATATCACTGTTGGTTGCACGACCCATTGCTAGTACCCAGTCAGCATCATATGCAATCTGTCTTGACCATGCTGTTTGTGCAAGTGTAGGAACTGTAGAAAGATCTTTAACATCATCTGGAGTAGCAGATGAGATAGCAATGATAGGGACTTCTTCACTAATAGCCATCAGTTTAAGTTCTCGTGAAAGGTTCTTCATCTTTACCGTTTCATTATCAGCCTTTTGATTTGGATTCATCAACTGAAGATAATCAACAACAACAAAGTCAGGTTTGTACTGATCTAGTTTTCCACGGATAACCGAAGGAGTTACTTCTCCACCAGAATCATTAGAAATAATGTGGAAGGGTGGGCGACCTTCAATTTTATTTGTATGCCACTTCTTCATCATGTCAAGTTCAATTTCACCATTTGAAAGTTTGCGATGTGACCAAAGTCCTTCACCCATAATTGTAAATGCACGGTTGCGAACCTCTGTTTCGCTCATTTCAAGAGAGATAATAAGTGGTGTCTTGCCTTGCTTCCAGGCCTGCACAGCAAAGTATAGAGCCATCCATGACTTTCCGATACCTGGGTATGCTAAAAAGACTCCTAACTGCCCTGGCATAATTCCAGACGGAAGATAGTTATCAAACCCTGGCAAACCTGTTTTAATTCCTCTATGGCCTAATGCCTGTTGTTCTTTTACTTGTTCAAAATATGCAATTGCAGAATCAATATCTGTTGCATCAATATCACGGATTGCAGATGTATTCTTCTTAAGTTGTGAAGTCTTTGTAATAAGATCTTCAAGCGCCATTGATCCTTGGCCATTTTGAACTTCACCTGCTGCTGATCTTAGAATATCTTTAAGGCTATCATTCAAGTATTCTGTTTGTAATTCTTCTAGGTGATGCTTTGTTGCACCAATGCCTTGGACTGGTTGGAAATCTCTAAACTTTTCAACTACTAAAGATGTTGGAGGAACTGTGCCATTGTTTTCTGCATACAGTCTAATGAAGTTCCATACATCATTATGTGTACGAAGCAATGTTTCTACATTTGCCTGTAGCAAAACATGAAGTTGCTTATCTGCTAAAACTGCGGAGATTACTTTTGCTTCTGTGTTATTCACTCAGCCACTCCTTTGCTTTTCTTCTTCGTTCTGCTCTTTGTTTAATATCTTCTTCTACTTCTAGTTTACCATTAAGAATTTTTTCTGCATTATATGCAAAATAATTCCATGTGGGGTCTTGAGCGATGCTAAAATAATATTCTAATAAATCGTAGCATTCAGAAACACCGTATGACTCTACAAGAGCATCTGCTGCCCACTGCTCAACATTTAAGTTGATGTTAGACTTACGCTCATATCGTTGCGTATAAAACTTGTTGTAGCGACTGAGCAAAGCCATTCTGTCTTTGCGTTCAGCCATTATCCTTCAGATGCCTCTTCTTGTGCTTCCTTAATTTTTTCTGTAAGTTTATCTTCTACAAACTTATAGACACGATTAAAAGCCTGTTCAATGTCTTCACCATCACGCTTACTATCAATAACGCCAAGATCAAGTCTTAATGACTGAAAATTTCCCAGATTAAGAGTATATCCAAGTGTTACATTTACTTTTGTTGAATCGTTTTCCATCCCACACCCATTCCTATTTTAAATGCTCTCAGACCAAGTTGGAATAAATCTTCCATCTTCTGTCTTGGTATATGTAAGTATACCGTCTCCCATTCGCCTTGTCAATTCTTGACTAGTAGGAGTCATGTTATTTGTTATTAATTTGTCTTTTCTTGGTTGACCAATATGTATACTTGCAAGTATAGCACGTATCTCTTTTACTTGTGATTCTGAATAGTATGCTCTTACTTGCCATCCTGGTTCCCCGCCTTTTCTTGAACCTGTTGGACCAGGAATAGTTCCTGATTTAATTAGTCTTGGTAAATATTTTCTATGCCTATTGACAAGAATAGCAGTTTCTGCTATAGTGTACGCTCTTTCACGATTTCGCCTAAAATCAGTACGCAAACAAGTTTCAAGTCTATCTTTTGTAATGTTATAAAAAGAAGTCATACCAGTTGATCTGGAGTTATGGTGTATTCTAACAAGGTCACCATTTAAAAACCATATCTTTTGGTTTCCTTTTATTACAGACTCGTTATTGTATTCTTCGCTCTGGATTTTTCGCTTAGCAGTAGCCATCTGCCCTCCCTGCTTTCTTGCGGGGGATGGTAAAATTTTCTTTCCCCACAACGTACACAGTAAGTTTCAATATGCATTTGAGAAGTATATTGCCTATCAATAAAAACTTTACCAGTGCATCTTTTGCAATTTAACATTCTCTACCCTTTTATTTTCTTTAGTTCGGTATACCGATAATAATCAGGTGAACCGCTAAAGAAAGATCTCCAGAAGCACCAAATCTAACAACTCCTTCAACCTTGCTGGTCGTAACTGTTTTTAAAATAACAGAAACATTTTGTCCAGCAGGTGTGTTTCCGATGTTATATGGTGTTGCTGACACTATAGGAGAATACTTAAAATCATCAAACGTGTATGAAAATGAAACCTCTGACGCTGCTGTTACAGTTGTATTATTTGCAACCTGAACATACCCACCAACAATTTTTGTTTCTGATGTTTTAACGCTCTGTGCTCCAGACGATCCGTTATTTATTGTTGTATAGTTATATGTAGCAGAAGAAACCTGAGTTGCCAGTTCATTGACTGTCTCAGCCAATTGATAGATGTATGTTACATCTAGTGGTTGCCCTCTTTCGGGTAGCGGTACTTTAGCCATTATCTCTCCATTATATCATTAAACGTTATAGTGTGCAGGATTGTATACCCGCAAAAATGTTGTGTCTCTTGTAATAGGCTCGCCTTTTAGATAAACCTCAACCGTTAATTTGTTTGGTGTTTGTGCTTGCACTATTCCATTTATTTTATATTCTGAAGGAACCAATAAAGATATGCTGGTGTTACTAATACGACTTCTGTATAACCAGTCTCCTCCATCATTTCTGTCCCACTTAACCCACACATCATAATCTGTTGCCGTTCTGACATATTGAGTTCCCTTATATATGTCAACATCATTCCATGCTACGGTTGCAATTCCGCCTGCTGTATTACACACTATGTCTCCAACAATATAGTTAAAATCTGGCTTAATCAAATATAATGGTGACCAATGGGATGTTCTGTTCTTGTCTTCAGAAACAATTCTATATCTAACTTCATATCCTTCTAAAATAGGATTAATTGCAGGAAGTTCAGCAATAGAAACAATAGATTTTTTAATGCCAGCATCAGCCATTATGAAACACCTATTGAAAACCTAAACTCAACATAGTTTGTTGTATTTGGAGATTTAATAATTGTTGACGCATCTGTATCTTTAATGACAGAATATCCAGTTAATCCGTAGAGAGGGTTTGTTGTAGCAACATTTTCTAATCTTAATGAATCAAGAGCAACATAAAAATTATCAGAAAGTGAACTACCAACAAATGTAGATGCATATATTTTAATAACACCAACAGAATTCCAAGTAAAGTTTGGAGTTGTGTATAGTTCCTGAAGTTGTTTTGTTACAAGGCAATAACGATTATTTAGTAGATCATATTGTCCAGTTCCAGTACCTTTAACTATATTGGCCTCAAATCTAGCATATTCTCCAGTAGAGGTATCAGACTCAGCAAACTCAACTAAAACTCTAACAGTATCTGGTGCTGCACCTGAAGTTCCTTCTTTGTTAATTACTGAAAATGCTAATTTTAATTCATCAATTGGAGAGTTTTTAGAAAAATCAACAGTTGTTCCTTGTAGGTGAATATGGTTTGAGCCACTTTCAATATAAAAATGCGAAACAGTAGTTGATCCACCAGAAACATAGGCTCCGATTTGATCACTTAAAAGTGTAAAAGTTGTAGTTGATGGTACGGTATTTACTAAACCAGTGATGTTATAGTTGACTGGGTTAACACCAGTGACTGTTACAGAATCTCCAACTTTTAGGTTGTGGGCTCTTGAAGTTGTATAGGTAATTCTAGTCCCGTTACCTGCAACGGTTGTCAAAGAAGTACTTTTTGTTAGGTTGGAATCTTCTCCATTAATAATAATTACATTATTTAAGAACCTACATCTTTCATATCTTTCTGCACGTGTTGCTTTATAAAAAATACTATTATCTGCATTTGTCTGAAAAACCGCTTCAGTAGTTGCTATGTTATTATCATCTTCTGGAGTATCTAGTGGCTCAGTAATTACTGGTATTGAACTGACCTGTGTT